ATGCCACGACGCAACAATGCCACAGCCAATGATGCCGATCGCAAGTTTCCGATCCGAGTGAAGGTGCGCGTGCCTCCTACCGGCCTTGGTACGATGCTCGTCGAGATAGACGTCTGGCTGACATCGACCTTCGGGGATGAAGGGTATGGCCACGGCTCGGCAACAGCGGCGGGCATGGATGCCACGGCTTACCACTTCATGTCGATCGACGATGCTCAGGCGTTCCTGAAGGCCTTCCCCAAGCTAGAGCTGGCCGCCGGGTTCGTGCCACCTGCCTCCTTGGCCGAAAGTCGGTACCGCTAACTTAGGGTCGGAAACCGCAGACAATCATTACCGCACCAGTCCCTTGCCGGCGGCATCTGAAAGATATGCGTCAAGTCGGTCGACCTGTCAGGCGATTTCGCCGCACAGCGCGCAGGTTGCATGGCAGCTAAATTAGTTTAACTTCGTGGGCTCTGATGGGGGATGGAATACGCTGAGAAAGGTGCCGTAGTCGGCTCGACAGTACACGCTGCCATTACCCAGTTCCCCACCAGCATAGACGGCGTAGCAGGAGGTTGGTTAGATGGTTGATGAAAAGGCCGGTGTGACGGTCACTGGAACCGTCAAATGGTTTAACTCAAGAGAGGGCTATGGCTTCGTCACAAACCCGCACGGCCCGGATATCTTGCTACACACCGATGTACTTCGCGAATTTGAGCTAGGGTGTGTCCAAGAAGGATCTGAAGTGCAGTTGACAGTAGTCGACACGCCGCGCGGCATGCAGGCGGAACGGGTCATTTCGATCTTACCTCTTCAGAATGATTCAAGGCCCGCCCGGGGCGTTATTAGGCACCCAACCTCAGAGCAGATCGCAGCCTGTCCAATCCTGCCGGCGCGGATCAAATGGTTCAACAGGGTTCGTGGATTCGGCTTCGCAAGAGCGTTTGGTCAGGGCGACGACGTCTACATAGATATCGAGGCCTTGCGACGTAGCGATTTTACCGAACTTGCCACCGGCGAAGCGGTGGCGATACGCGTGATGCCGAGCGAGAACGGGCGCAAGGCGGTGGCTATACTGCCATGGGATGTCGGTGTAACCGACATTGAATTGGTATGACTAGCCTACGATCGGATCATCATGGTCCAGGGTGTAAAATAGCCGCAATATGACTGACTCAGCATAGGACGTGACTTGGTCACGCCTCCGCCCTCAATCCGCATTCTCTGCCAGAGAGATGCTGCTCCTCAAGGGCTTTAGCAAGAACCTCAAATCCGCGGGCCTCACGCTCGAGATCCGATACAATCGCACTTACGCTGTCGTTATCCGGTCGTAGGCCATCGGTCTTGGAGTAAAGATTGGACCGAAGGACCATGGCGGATTTTCGAAGGCGACGCGCTTCAAGCCGCAGTTCGGTCGGTGATACTTTTTTAAACATGACAAGACACCAAACCATTACCCTTCGTCTCAACCTGGTCGCTATGCGACGCGATGGCGGCATCAAGCAACCTGCCATCGACAGATGATGAGCTAAAGTTAAGTTGAAATGCTGGTGTAAACGCGGCGATAAGCCGGCAGATGCTTTGCACTAGAGGCGCTCGCACCGATCCAGCCGTCCCATGTTCTGATAGGCCCGGGGCCGGCACCGGAGGCGCACAGTTGCAGGTGTATTCAAGGAACAGCGTGTGCCCGGTGATGGCGGAGAGATCTGTCATGCTGCGCAGGTAGAACGAAGATACCCCGCAACCAGTGAAGGGGCGGGGCTTTGCTTGAATGCAGATCTTTTTCAAGCGGCAACATTTGCTTTCACGTTGCCAGAGACCTTTGCGGTCGCATCGTCCACCGTAATGTTCTGGCAAATATTATCCTTGATCAGACTGCCGGTCGATTGCGTTCCGTTCTTGTGATCGTGCACCATAATCCAAGGTCGCTTGCTTTCAGCCTCCGGCCGGAAGTGATCCCAGACCTTGTTACCCCGAATTATAACGTCTTTCGCCCCATAGAAGGAAATTCCGTGATAGGCACCAATGTCGAGATCGCAGTCCTCTACAAGACAGTTTTCGTAGATCCCATCAAACATGCCGATGCCTTGGGGTTCGGCCATCAGCGGATGGTTTAGGTGATCTCCCAACGTCCAGCGGCGAGCGGTTAAGCGACGGATTGACAGACCTTTTCGGACACCCGACCCAGAACGTCGATCTTCGCCAATGCTCCAGGATTGCAGAACGTCGGAGTGGTTCTTGTTGATCTGAAAAGCATCCTGAGCATAGTCATCATCGGAGGTGCAATTATCACCGATCAGGCGATAGGCATCACCGGAAAAGCCCAGCACTTTGTTCCGGCTCGAAGCACAGCGATCAGCGTAGAGAACAATAGACATATAGCACGCAATTGACTTGCAGCCCTCGATGACAGAATCCGGCGAGGCGACGTGAAACCCTCCGACAATTCTGTTTGTCCAGTCTGCCAGTGTCCAATCAACATAAGAGGTAGGGTCGTTGGTCAAAGACAAGTCGGAGAAGAGCTCCATGTCGCGGAAGGCAAGATTTGCCCCGCCCAAGGTATAGACCAACTTGCCACGTTTCCTTTGTCCATCGGTCCTAGCAATTTTGAAACCGCTAAAAGCTATATTCTCACATTGAGCGACTTCCATCGCAGGAAAGATGTAGTTTGGGTTGACGGGGGAAATTGAAGCCCTGCCCTCCGGCCTCATGCCCTTAAACACAAAGTTGCTCCAATCTCCGTCATCCTCAAGTCGAATGTTCGTTTCGCCTGAGTCCAATAAGTTTCGCACACCGGCCATATCCCCGGCTGTGACATATTTTTGTTCAGTTACGGATTCTTTCGCAATCTCGTTTAAGATGCCTTGTGCATAAGACGCAATCTTATTGAGGTCTGTCATGTTATGGTCCTTCAAGGTTGACGTTGTGTGAATTATTCATAGGCACCGGCACTGGCCTTGACGGCCGACCGGGTGTTGCCCGCTAGATCGAACCGCAGCACCGGCTTGACGCGGTTTTTGGCCGGGCTTGTAGATTGCAGGGCGTAGTTGCCGCCCCCGGTGCCACCGTCGGCCGCCGTGGCCCCCCGATAATCCACAAACAGCGGATCGTTCCGCACCGTGTCGCTTGTCCCGATACTGGCGGTCAGGCCGGGATAGTTTTGCGCAAAACTTGATCCCAGACCAAACCCCTGCGCGTCGATGAATTGGCTAAACTCACCGTCACAACCGACGCCAAACATATAAGGCCAGTTGCCTTGTCTTGTGCCGTCACTCTTGAACAGATCGCTTTTCGTGTTGATCTGCGACGATATGTTGCCCTTAACGGCCATCAATTCATGCGTGCGATTAAGGCCGTTTGTGTCGTCGTAAAACACGTTCCAGCGATGTGCCGACCCGTAACCCGTAAAGGTGTTGTGCACGAGGATCACATGGGACGTGTCATAGGTTGCGGCATCAGCAGACACGCGCAGGTTGGCCCCTAGGGATTTGTTCGTGTTCTCGCAGACATTGCAGGCGAACACCTGGCGCGACCGGGCCTCATAAAGCCCGTTAATATCGTTGCTGTTCACCTTGAAACTGTTGAAGGCGATTATTGCGCCGGGCGACGATGCATTTCCTACATGCGTTAACACGCCCGTGATGGGCGAAAACGCGCAGCCCATCAAGCACCACGGATCCACGGCGCCGGTTATCTCTGCAGTGCACCCGATTGTCATCGCAAGGTTGGGATAGACGCCCACAAACACGGGCGGCTTGATGCCATCGACCTCGATCAGGCTTGCATAGGTGTCGGCGGTTGAAATGATTTCGTTTTTGAACCCCAGATCTACCGTCGTCACCTTTTCATAAACCACGTAGGCGGGACTTGCCGCGGTGCCCCTGAACCCGGCATTGTTGGTCTTGCCCACACAGATATCGCGGAACTTCCACCACGATCCGGCGGCGCCCAGGTAAGGGATAAACGACCCGTATTTCACAATGACGTTTGCGCGCGCCACGGCAGGATCGCGCGTGATGACCAATTCACCGATTTCCTGCACGCGCCCGGCGTTTGAACTGCCCGACGATAGCGTGTGCGTACCCTCGCCCAAACGGATCTCGACGCCATCTAGGCGGCCGTTGACCTCATAAGCCCGACTGATCGCGCCGCCGACCGTGGCACAGGGCGCGGCCTTGGCGGTGGCGGCATTAGTCGACACCGCGGCCGTGGCGTTATCGCCGCCGGTGGCCGCGACATAGACGTAAATCGGATTTGCGGCCAGGGCCACATTTTTGAGATAGGTTTGCGGCCGAAACTCGCGGTAAGCCGTCGTGCCCGCGGTGGACAGCACCGACGCGGCGGCGCCGAAATGCGGGTAAACTTCCGCGTTGACCGTGATCGCCGCATTGTCGTCAAGCGTTGAAATATCCAGGTTGCACTCATAGGCCGTGACCGGGTGCGCGTAGGATCCCAGGCCGACCAGCGTGCTCACAGATACGACTTGCGACACCGTGCGCGTGCCATCGGTGGCGATGAACTTGACCGCCGCAACCTGTTCTCGATTGCGCATGTCGCGGTGCCAGGCCGACACGCGCAACAGCAGCGTGTTACCGACCACCCGGCGATCCGGCAGGATCCAATTCGCAATCGGTTTCGGACTGACCGCAAGGCTATTGTTTGCCACACCAGGCACCGCATCCGTCGCATAGATGTAATCCGACAGGGCGACCTGATCGGCCGTCAACGTCGCCTGGTCAGGATACGGCTTCCGAATCCGCTTGGTCAGCGTCAGGGCATCCGTGATCGTGGCGGGTGCGGCCTGGGCGTCAAAGCCCGCGCGCGCGACGGTCAGGGTTTGCGGCGCGGTATCGGGGGCAAAGGTGGGCGGGGCCGGATAGGTTGCTTTCCACCCGCTCGCCCCAATAGCAGTGACCGGCACCGCAGCCGCGACCGTGACGGAAAAGGCCGAAGATGCGGATCCGGCGGCATTGGTATAAGTCACCGTCACCGTCACGGCCTGGCGCAGGGATCCCGTCGGGATCGTGACCAGGCCTGCAGCGCTGATCGAGGCCCCGGCGCCGACCACCGACCAGGTGCCGCCCGTGGCATTGCTGAAATCCCCCGCCACGGTCACCGTCTTGTCGCCGCTGCCTTGGGTATAGGATTGATCCGCCAGGCCGCCGGTTGCGGTCGGCGCGACCTGGGCCGCAGCGACAGTGATAGACAATCCCGATAGGGTCGCCGTCGCCCCGCTGGCATCTGTGACGCGGATGCTGATGCCGGTGCGGGTCTGCGCGGTCGTGGGCGTGCCGGTGATCGCGCCCGTCGTAGCATTGAATGTGGTGCCGCCAGGCAGTGTGCCTGCTGTCAGGGCAAAGGTGTAAGGAGACCTGCCACCGGTCACAGATGGGGTGAAGCTATATGCCGCGCCTACGGTGCCGCCTGACGGGTTGCCCGTGATCGACAGTGGTGCAACCACGGGGCCGGTGAGGCCTTGGACGACCGTGTAGGTGACGTCGGTCTCGCGAGGTCCATCGGCATCGATGGTATCCAGCTCGGCTTGCGTGACGAAGTATGTCTTCTTGCCGTTCGGGTTGATCACGGTCGGATAGGTTACCGGCGCTGACGCGATCGTCGGCCGACAGGTGATCGTGCCGGATGCAATCAGGATGGGGTCGGTCTTGACCGTCTCGTCCCAGATGTTGTGGGCATATGGCTGCCCCTCGACCAGCCCCTCGAGCAGTTGCGGAAACAGGTCGAAGACACCGCCCCGACCCGGCAGGATGACGATAGGCTCACCCGCAGGGGTCTTGCTGATCTTCAGGACTAGGTTTGCCTCGCCACCGGTGACGGTGATCTGGGCGCGCTCATCGCGGTTCAGGATGATCGTGTAGGGTGTCACCACGTCGGGCGTTATGGTGAAAGTCGTGATGCGTGGCACGGCGCGCTCCTGGTGAATTTTGGGGGTGACGCCGGACCGTGTTGCCCGGCGCCGGATTGCTTATCGCTGTGCCGCGACCGCCGTGACGGCCTGCGCGGCCTTGGCAGCCTTCACGATGGTCTCGATCGCGCGCGGGCTAGGCAGCACCTTGGCCTTGGACTGCGCGTATTCCGTTGCGACGTAGCGGCCGGCCAGCACGACCAGCTCTTCGACAGTGACGTGACCATCGGCCATGGCAGCGGTGACGACGTTCGTGATGCCATCCTTGATCCGGTTGATCCGGATGTCGTCGGCCTCGAGCTTGTTCTTGGTCCCTGCCTTGGCCTGCGCCCAGGCGACGACAGCCATGACGCCGCTGAACAGCAGCCCCACGACCCATGCAATGAACGCGGGGTCGGCAAGAAGATCCTTGATATCCATGTGAGCAGGCCCTCCTCAGGCCGGTGTGGTGAAGGATGACACGACCCAGCCTTCGCGGCCGGCGTGTTTGACGCAGGTCCAGGCGGTGCCAGCGAAACTGCCGCGGCGCTGGACCGGCACGACGGCGCCGCCCGGAATCGTGGCGATGACGTTGTCGGCAAAGCTGGGCCAGCGGCGCAGGTTCAGATGGCTGCCGAAGGTGGTGATCCGGACGCGTTCAGACGCCGGCACGGCCGGCTCGATCTCGCAGGTCCCGGCCGGCGCCCCCTGCCCCCCCAGCATCGCTGCCAGGCGCGCACGCAGCTGGTCGCCGATGGCCACGGGATCCGCCACGGCTGTCATGCCGGGCAGCACGGTGAAGTCCCACTTGTTGCGCTGCCGGACGCCCAGATTGCGCTGCACCTCTGCATGACTGAGCGTCGTCGTGCGGCTGACGGGGATGCCATAGACGCGGCACCAGTGCGCCGTGCGCTGCAGCATCGCATCGATCTGCACCTCGGTCAGCGGATTGCTGCCCCAGACGAAGGGGCGCTCCTGGGCGCCGGCCATGGCATCGCAGGAAATGCCGATCGCATCGGAGTTGGCGTTCAGCGTGTGGGCTGCGTAGCGGCCGGGCGTAATCGGCGCGCGGTTCGCCTCGATGGGCCAGGTGCCAGGCTGCACGGTGCCGTTGGGTTGAACGATCTCGTGGTAGCTGTCGGCCTCCATGCCGATCATGCCGACGGCGCCGGCCGTCCAGTGCCAATGGATGCGCTTCATAAGAGTCTCTCCAATGCGATGGGCCCGCCAGGGCGGGTCGGGGTCGACTTGCGATTTCGGGTGAAGTGGCGGCCGTCAGTCGCCGGCGGCGCGCGGCAGCAGCTGGTAGGTGACGGAATCGGTGCGATCGAAGACCGTGCGTTCTCCGCAGCGGTATTCGAGGGCGAGATAGAGCTCGACCCGGCCGGGCTGCAGGTTGGGCGGGGGGATCAGCTCGACGCGGATCCGGGTCGGCACGTCATCGATCTGCCGCCGCGGCGCGCCTTCCGCCGCCCGCCGTCCGGGGGTGGTGACGTTGGTACCGTCTGTGAACAGCGACTGGCTGTCGACCAGCTGGCAGTCGCGGCCCAGAGCGGTGCGCTCCGCCACGATGTTCATTACGATCAGGTCGCCGACCCGCACCGGCTCGGTCACATAAGACAGACCGGGGGTCTGCCGGATCACCCGGTCCTCACCCGTCGCGCGGCGGACGTCGGTGATCATCAGATCGAGTTTCTCTTCGATCCGTTCAAGCCGCTCCGGGCTGGTCCAGATGTCGCGGACCCGATCGCCCAGTGGCGTGAAGATCGCCGCCAAGATCAGACTCATGCCCCAGAGCGCGCCACCCACGGCCCAGATACCCAGCCGTTGCCATAGGAATGTGCGGACAGCCCGCGTCGTGTCGGTCGTCATAAAGCGCCTCCGTGCGCAGTGGGTCGCCCGGAGGCGTCAGAAGAGTATGGGGAATCAGCAGGGCCCGATTTGAGCTATCAGATGATGGCGGCCTAGAGCCCGAACAGCGCGTCCAGATCGCCTTTCTTGTTCCGTTTGCCATCATAGCTCTGGCCACCGAAGGCCCTGACCATGATGTAGATCAGGCATGCTTTCGCACGTGTCCGTGCTGTCGTCGCCTGTAGCAGCATCCGGTCAAGAAAGATCCGGTCAATTACAGCGCGCGGCTGATCACGCAGGTAGTATGCGAGGTCGTGCGCCTCAGCCGCTGCTTCGGTAAAGTCCCATAGGAACCACGCCGTTAAGATCGATCTCAGCCAGCGCGGCATCCAGTAGGCGCCGACGCCGTTATAGACCGGCAAGGGACAGAGCGTCGGCTTCAGAAGCCCCTCCTTGAAGCGCCATTGCAACGGTGAAAGCTGTGTCCATCATCTGATCGTCCAGCCCGAACAGTGGCCCAAAGGCCAAAACGTCTTCGTTCATACGCACGAACTCCACGACATCGGCCCATGCGTCCTTCGCTGGGTGATAATCAGAAAGTGCGGCAACCGCGTCGTCGAGTTGAGCCAAGAGGTGGTCATGTGTCGTGCTGGGGAACAGTTTGAGCGACTGGCGCATAGCGCGCTTGAAAGCCCGCATGCCGTTGCGTTTTGCCTCGAGCGTTTCTGCCGATAGCTGTTCAGCTGTCTTGATATTCAGATCAAAGGTCATTCGGCTTGCTCCTTGACGATGGGAGTGGGCACTGGACCGTCGGTCACGGTCACGGTCCAATGCGTTGGATCTGCTGGCTGCGCATCTGCTGCACCAGCCCCATACGTCCACATGATCGTTGCGATGATCTCACCGTCGGTTCGGATGATCGAGCCGACAAACGGGTGCTCGCCTGTTGGCGTTGCCTCGCCCCCCTCCGGCACGGCAGACAGGTCGTAGGCTGTGCCATCAATGGTCAGAACGTCACCGTCGATGGATGCGATTGTTTCCGGCATGCCGGGAAGTCCAAGGATGGGCGATAATGTCAGTTTCATGTGCTTATCCTTTAGAACCAGCGCCCAACGGCAAACAACTCGATGTCGACGGGCGAGCCGCTGCTTTGCGCTGAAAAGTGCTTCACCAAAGCAGAAGTGGCCGATGCGGTGCGGGACCTCGACCAGAGAGTCGTGCCTATTCGTGGGTTGGCTGCTGTATATAGGTCGTTCGTAATCGAAAACGCCGCAGGGAAAGTCCACGTAACTTCCGAAGATGTAAATATATTACCAGCAGCAAAAGTGACCGGAGCATCTGGGAGAATTCCCGTGGCAGTGCATATCTGTGTCCCGTCAGCAAATCTGGTAAATTCGCCGTTGGGGTTGCTGCCGTGCTGGATGACGGCTCCCGTCGGAATTCCGCCTGATTGGCTTACGGCTCCGAGAATGTTGTCCGCAGCGTATTGGCGCTGCCATGACTCCCATGAACCGCTGGTCGCGTTGTAAACACGGACGAAATTTTGCCCACCACTGGCCGCACCACCAACGGGCGTATAAGTTTGCTTGATTTGAGCGCCGTTGTATCGCTCGACCAAAACGTAGCCATACGGTGAAACCCCGAAAGGCACCGTTCCAGTGGTGGCGTCAGTTACGCAATAAAAACCCGACGGAGTCGTCGTTAAGTTCAGGTTCGTTATTACGGTCGGAAACCCCGTTGCCCCAAGGCCGAAGTCGCCGGGGGTCATAACGTTCTGGTTGGACATTTGAGCAGAGACGGTCTGCATCCACGACAGGAAAGCGCCGGCGTCGGTGTCGAAGCTGGCGCTTCCGAGAACCGGGTAATTGGGAGCTGGTTCGATATTGAGGGCCATCAGATGTTTCCTGTGACTGTGAGTGCTGCAGTGCTGATCCCAATCTCGAGCGACGGCGAGAAATCGGCGTAAGTACCCAGCACGATCAGGTTGTGATAGAGTTCTTCGTTCTCGTAATAGATCGCGGGAACGGCCCGAAGGGGTAGTAGGATGCGCTCAATGCGGGCGTAATCTTCTTTCGGAAAGGCGAGCTGAAACTGAATCTTGCGGGCATAGCCGCGCTGCACCAGCATCTGCTCTCCGAAGGCATCGACCTCGTTCGTGGAATAATCAATATTCGACGGGGAGGTGCTGAAAAGCAGTCTGCCGAGCACGCGCCGCCGCCCGAACCCGATGATGCTGGCAGCGGCGATGCCACCGTCGTTCTCGATCGTGACCCGCAGTTGATACCCGGCGAAGGCATTCAGCCCGTAGAACACCTGATTCTCGACGAACTGATCCGGCTCGAATGTGAAGTAGTCGAACCATGTCCTGACCGACGACGTGTCGAGTAGCTGCCGGGTTTCGTCGAAGACGCCGACACCATCGCCGTTCAACACCTCCACCCTGACGGATCGCGCTTCGAGGCCGGTCAAGGCAACGATGTTCATCGTGGCCGTCACCTGCAGCACATATTCGATCGCGTTCGCCCGACGCACCTTTGCGCTATTCAGCCCATCGAATGCCCGCCAACGGTTCGTCTTGCTAACATAGATCCATTGCCCGGTCGGGTTCTTCTCGGGATCGAAGATATTTGCCGGATTGACGGGATCCTTGCCGACATTGCCGGCTACCCGGTTCTGATAGATCCCATGCGTGAACAGGGAGATCACGCGCGCATCCACCGCATAGGTCGTGCCCGCTACCCAGACCGGGTAATCGTCCTCGGGCACATTCGTACTGACAAGGGTGGCGTCCGTTACGGCAACCAGCGGGATCACCCTCATGCGGCACTCGTCTTGACGACGCCCCTGATCTTGACGCCTTCAACCTTGGCGAAGTCGGAGTTCAGACGCGTTGCCCGCATCTCATTATAGGTGTTGACGCCCAAGTTCACGGTTGCATCCTTCATGGCCTTGATTTCAGCGCGCAGGCCGCGGATCTCCGCTGCGAGATCCGTATTGATCTGAGCCGGTGCAGCAACGGCTGGAACAGGCACCAAGGACACCCCAGTTGGCGTTGTGCGCGATGCCGTCAGACCGCGAGATGCCATGCCGACGGCGTTCTGGTAATCAAAGCGGCTTCCGAAGTTTGCAGGATCGATCGCGTCCATCATCTCCTGCAACCTGCGGGTCGCTTCCTCGGCCGCCGCCGCCAATTCCTCTTCCACCTTCTTCCGATCGGACAAAGCCCAGAACTGCTTCTGCAGGGCTTGGTTGCTCGCATCGAGCCCCTTGAGCGTATCGGCCCGCAGAGCTTCTTCGTTGCCGGTCAGCTCCCAGATCTGGCGCTGAATTCCCATGCGCTCGGACAGGATGGATGCCGCTTTTTGTTCCGCCGCAGCGGCGTCGTTCAGGGCATAAATCCGCAGCTGAATAGCACGGTTCGATGGATCGAGCGCCGCGAGCTCGCGACGACGGATCTCGGCCGTCCTCCCCTGGAGGCCGAGCAGGGTGCCCTCGAGATTGGACCGCTCGCTGAGAATGGCCGCAGCCTTTTGTTCCGCTACCGCCGAATCCTGTAAGGCATAGATCCGCAATTGGAGGGCCCGGTTGGCGGGGTCCAGCGCGGCAAGCTCCTGTTTCCGAAGTGCTGCGGTGTTCCCGGTCAGTGTCCAGATCTGCTGATAAAGACTCATCCGTTCGTTGCGGAACGCAGTCAGGTCGACCGCTGCCTCTCCGGCGTCTTTCGACACGCCCCTTACGGCCTCCTGCAGGTCTTTCCACTGAGCGAATTGAGGCGCGAGGCTTATCAGCTTGGCCGCTCTGGTCGTGTTGCCATTGGCAAGCGCCTTGTCCACGCGGCGCTTGAAGTCCTCGATCGATTTGGGAATGTTGTCGATCCCCGCGGCGCCGGCCGACTGCATCAGGCTGCGTCGCGCAAGCTTCATCTTGTCGGCATCGCTGTAGATCGCATCGACATAGCTCGACATCGAAGTGGACGCGTTCTGCAGACCGCCCAGTGCCTCCACGAATTTCGTCGCGGTCTTTGCGCCTTGGAGGCCGACAAGATCAATCGACGCACGCAGTCCGTGGAAAGCGTCTTTGGTGAAATCCACCGAGGCCGAGACCCGGGCCATGACGTCGCCCAGTTCCTCGCCGGAATTGACCAGCTGCCAAGCGCCCTTGCCGAGGGATTTCAGGAAGCGCCGAGCGAGATCATTCTGCGCCTGCTTAAGTGCGTCCAGCGCCGCCTGCTGCGCCTGCGCCTCGTCCATGTCCTTCGTGCTGATGTCGATCTGGGCGGTATAGTTGCGCAGCGACCGGGTCGAGACATCAAGTGACTTCGCGGCATCGGCAGCGCCAGCGTAGATCGCGGCATAGGCCGCCGTCATGGGGCTGTCCTCGATCGCAGTCATACCGGTGCTGGTGGACTTCGTAAGGCCCCAGAAGCGCGACTTCTGGACCTTCCTGTAGGACTCGGCCAACAGGTCATTGCCTTCGATCGTCAGGCGGATCCCGTTGTCCAGCTCCTTGGTTTTCGATTTGAAAAAGCTGATGCCGAGTGCGACGGCGCCGATCACCGGGACAAGCGATCCGGCAGCCGCAGCCATGCCGGCCATGCCGGTCGTTGCAGCCCCGAGAGAGGCACCGATACCGCTCAGACCGGCTCCGATCCCCCCGGTGGCGAATGTGCTCAGCGAGGCCATAGCATTCGACGCGAAGACAGACCCCATTGCACCGATGCGAGATCCGATGCCGCCCAGCATCCCACCCATCCCGCCCAGGCCACCCAGACCGCCAGAAGCTGCGGACGCGGCCGTTCCGGCGAGACCGCCCCCACCGATGCCCATCGACAGCATGATCCGGTTGCGGGCGGCCGTGGCGATCATCTTCGAGATCATGCCGGTAAAGCTGCCGAGGATCGACTTTACGAAGCCCTTGAAATCCTGCAGGCCGCCGGCCACGAAATCCCCGAATGCATCCGAGACGTCGCCAATCAAAGGATAGGATCGTGCCAGTTCGTCGTTAAGCTGTTCAACGGCCTCGGCGTATGCCCCGCCCGATAGGCCCTCCTTCGACAGGTCGCCCAAGTGCTCGAGCTCGGCGTTGTATTTCTTGACCGGGTCGGCGTCGAATTCGAGGCGCTCGATTTCCTTTCGCAGGGCTTCGGCATCGCGCTCGGCCGCCTTCATCGCGGCAGACGCCGCCTTCGACGCATCCGAAAGGCCCTTCTTGCTGCCACCGCCCCCGATCGCTTTCGCGGCTTTCGCTGCGGCTGCTGCCTGATCGGACAGCGTTTTTGAAAGACCCGTATTTTCCCGTGCCAATCCATCAGCCTTGGCGGCTTGGGCATCGAACTCCTGCCCCAGTGCCGCAAGTTGGTCAGCTGTGGCCCCAGTTGCCGCGGCTGCTTTGATCGCATCGTCTCGCAGCTGAAGGACGCCTGCCGCCGATGCCGTAATGCCGCGCTCCAATTGGCGGGTGAGGCTGGTATTTTGGTTCTGAAGCGTCGAAATCGCGCTGTCCACCTGGGAGCCGATAGCGGCCACCGCGGAAGGCACCTGCCCGAGCACGGACACAAGCTGCGCAGCGAAGACACTGGCCTGGGCGATATTGCCCGACAGGCCGCTCGTCGCTTGAGCTGCGCGCGCCGCCCGATCTGCGACCGCTTCATTCGCACTGACAAGATCGGTCGTTACTAGGTATGCGCCCTTGATCGTGTCCGACTGCTCCTGCGAGACGCCCAGAGCGTCAACCGCCGCGAAGTAGGCGTCTCGCTCCGCATCAGCGCGCATCTGCGCCACAACCGCGCTGTCAGCACCATGATCGCGAATGGCAATCTGGAGGCGCATCTCATCGTTGAGCGCGGCCAGCATCTCGTTGGCTGATTTGGTGGCCTTGGTGAAACCGTTTGCAATCTCTTCGGCCGACGAAGCGGCGGCCGCCGCGGCAGGCGCAACGGCGGCCAGCAGTTCGAGCAGCTTCTGAATCGGCGCAGGGATAACTGCCGCCCCGTCATACATTTTCATGATCTGGTCAGAGGCGCGTGCGGCGGCAGTTGCGATGTCCGCCATTCCCCCCGTTCCGATAGCGTCCAGCATGGGGACCAGCTGCCGTGCCTGCTCGAGATTCAGCCCAAGCGCCTTCGCTGCCTCCTCCGCTTCGATGCGGAAGACCTCGACGGCATCTGCAGATGCGGAGATCTGCGCAGGATCGCCAAGCCCCTGGTCGAGCAGCTGCTGGTTGCGAACGTAGACCTCCTGCAGGCGGTCGAGCTCTGCAATAGTGGCGCTGATCCCCTCGAGCCCACCCATGAAGTCCGATGCGGTCAGCTGACTGACGGCCGCAGACGCCGTGACCTTCGCCATACCTTCGGCCTGCGCTCGCACGTCATCGGCAAACTTGCCAAAACGGGTCTGCAGCTCTTGCGTGGTCGAGCCGGCCACGCTGGCGTAGTGCTCGTAATTGGAAAGCGCGTCGGTGAAGAGCTCCACGCCCTTGCCGGCGTCTTCGGCCGCATCGCCAGCCCCGAACAGATTTGCAGCGACGGGCAGCAGCAGACCAGCAACGGCGCCCACCGCAATGCCGGCGGTGCCAAAGGCAAGGCCGATATCCGGCAACTGGATGGCAATGGACCGCAGGGCATCGCCACCGGCCATCGTCTGCTGGACCATCTGAGACATCTGCATGCCGAACATGCGCGTCTGGTTCGAACCGAGCACGGCGTTGAGACGGGATACCGCCACTGTGTCCGCATTCAGCGCCCCGGCAAGCCGCTGCGCCTGCACTTCGGTGGCAGCGTACTCGCGCTGCACGTTGTCCATCATGGCGGCGTGACGGGCCGCATCGATCTTACCCGCCTCCAAGGCGGCATTCAGAAGCTTTTGATCGCGCTCCAGATATTTTGTCGCACGCGCCAGGGGGTCGTAACGGCCCTCCAGCGAGAGCAGCTGACGCTCCATGCGATTTGCGGCCTTCTCCGCCTGGTCTGCCTCGAATTGGAGACGGATGCGGATGCTTTCGAATTCGTCACTCATGAGAGGTTTCCTTGCAGAATTTACAAACCGGCCATAGCGTCCAGCATCGGCATAAGGAGAGATTATATGTGGAAATTCGTCGCGACATTCAGTATCTTGGCGAGCGCATCCGGCGCACAATCTCGCATCGAACGATGCGATGTCTACGGCCAAATAGCGGACGAATTAGCAATAGACCTTGCTGAACTTACCAAAATCATGATGGCCCATAATACTGTCATGCAACTGCTTGCGAGAATGCGGCCCGAAGAACCTTTCAAGGTAACCGCGAAGCTGTCGCAAGACAGTTTTGACGAAAGCTTAACCAAGCTCGTAGAATTGGGTGCCGGGGTGAATGATGGTATTCAGACACTTGTTCTTGAATGCACAGCTAATCAGTAAACGCCTTTGCGCGCAGCCTAAGAATATCGCGCCTTAAGTTCTCCAAACCGCTTCGCAGACATTGCCGCGGGTGGGCCATCGCCTGCGTGCATGTCGTTCCAGCCGACGATCCAGTAGCCGATGTCGCGGGGGGTCATTTGCCTGACCTCCCACGGCTTCAGCCCGGTCTTTACGAGGTCGCGGATTTTTTCGGGGACGTTGTATCGGCCTTCCGGTCCGTCACCGCGTCCCCTGTCACGGGGGGGCTGTCGCTTTCCTCCGCCGGCGGGATGAACGCTGACAGGAGCAGGCCCTGCGCCGCGGCCCGAACTTCGAGGCTCTTCGTCAGGGGCAGACCCGTCACCAGGTCGTGCGCGGCCTTCTCCGCCATGCCGCCGCCGATCAGTCCGAGGATCACGATGTCGCGGCAATGCCTGAACTGCGGTGCGCTCTTTCGGTCGAGGAAGCGGCCCAGAACGTCGAACACACCAAACGGTGCGTACTGTTCCTCGAACCTTTCAACTTCGGCGACCGTCAGGATCATCGGGCGGCTTGCACCGCCCAGTTCACCCACGATCCCCCCGACGGGGGCCATGATCGAACCCGCCATTACGCGACCGCCGGCGTGAAGACGACGGCACCGCTGGACTGCAGCTGGATCGTCATGGTGACCGCCCCTTCGAGCTCACCCGCCAGTCCCATATTGCCGACGGCAAAGTTGCCCGTAAACGAGCCGAGACCGGGCACGATGATTTCGAGCGCAAGGTACGTCCCGTCGTTCTTCGCATCGATGAAGGAGACGGCCTGCGTCTTGTCCTCGAAATAGCCATTGCCGTCGATATCCAGCATCTGGATGCCAGCGATGACCTCACGCCAGACGGTTCCGCCAGGCTCAGCGGTGTTGATGGACGTGATGTCCACAAGATTGCCGTTCAGGTTGATGGTCCGGGTGGTCAGACCGGCGACGACCTCTGTGCCGAGCTTGACCAAAAGCTCGCGGGCGTTCTGTTTGGGCATATTGCGGCCTCCTGTAAGATGGTTGGATTTTACGAACCCGATGGTTCGATCAGGGCCTGAAAGGCGGTGATTCCGAGATACGACTTACCGTCGGTTTCGCGACCGGTCGTTTGTGTCATCCATTCGAGCGACACCATGCGATGACCCTCGAGGCTCAAAGCCTGCGTCCGGCCACCGAGAAGCGCGATGACGGCCTCATTGATCCGGGTCGCTTCCACACGGCCGGCGATAGGCCTGCTATGCGCTTCGATACCGAACATCAGGCGGACACCGTCGGTGCTGGATGTCCGCTGGGGAAAAGGCTCGATCGCTCCCAGCCGGACATAAGGAAATTTAGCTCCCTCCGGAGGCTCGTCGTAGATGCGATCTGCCACGAGCTCAGAGATGGACAAGTCAGCACGAAGGGCCGCAATGACGGCAACCTGAAGCGCGAGGGCAGGCCCCTTATCCATTCCTGAGAACCTCACGCACGATCTTGCGAATGCGCGCGCGACGCTTTGCTTTCGTCGCGTTGAGCGCCGGGTTCACGAACGGCAAGGCGGGACCGATGCCGCGGTAATAGCCTGCCTTGGTATACCGCGGAACCGTTCCCCCTTCGAGGATACGGGAGAGCGGGCCAAAGTCGATGACCGCCCCCTCCTCGCCCAGTGAATACGATTTGATCGCGGCCTTGGCACGTCCGGTTGCACCCGACGGGACCAGCACACGGGCCAGCGCCGCAACGTCGTCGGCGTTCTGCTCGTTTGCCGCGATCATCCGCCGTCTTGTCTCCGGGGCAAGGGATCTGAGCTTGGCGCGAATGCGCGCGCTATCTGATGTCGCAGACACTTATTCGATCACCCCGTCACTCTTCATCCTGCGACACCCGCTTCGCACAGGAATTCGATCGCCTCGCCGGAGTTGCCCACGGCTATCATTGAGCGAATGTTCCAGTTTTCACCGCGGGCCCGGATCTGATCGGATTCCTTGATCGCCCGGGTCTGAACGGTTCTGCGTACCCGGATGGTCGCCGTCCGCGAGGCCTCGATCCGCCCGGCGGCGAGGCGTTCCTTTCCCGTGGTCTCCCGCACATCTGCCCAGACCGTGAACAGGTCCTGATGCGATGCCGCGATGTTGCCGAATTCATCGGCCCCCGGTACTGGATTTCCGAACTCGTCAACTTCCGCGGATACGGACGCCGTTCCATCCGTTTCCAGCAGACGCTGGAACGTGATCCTGTCGCGCAATGATCCCGCTTCCATCTCAGACCGACATCCAGCGGTAGGGCGCAATCAGCATCTGAACCCCGAGTGGCAGTGGCGCGGCGCTCCGAGTCACCACCGCCTCGCGGTTGGCATACCAATGCGCCACCAGCATGCGGACGGCCTGCACCAGCGCGGGCGGCACATCGTCGACGGCTGTCCCGAAGGTGGCGTCGATCATCGCCGGGCCCCGCCACGCGGCCAGAGGATCAGCGTCACTGACAATGAGGCTGGATCCGCGCACGGTCTCCACGAGCCTGTCGTTGGGCAGGGTCACCGCCTGCGTCTCACCGGTAGCATCGACGAACCGGACCGTGGCGGCCGTCGCCCCCGGCATGTCGAAATCGAACTGCGCATGAAGGCACTGCGCCTGGTACCGCCAGACCTGCGTCACCATGCACCGACCCAGAATGCCCGAGCGGCCATCCAGGTGATCGACGGCGGCCGCAATGAGGCCTTCAATCAACGCGTCTTCTTCCGCCCCGTCCACGCGCAGAAATAGCTTGGCCTCCTCGACCTTGATCGGTGCCCAATCAGGCGGCGTGATGCGGACGGGGCGGAGCATGTTCAACCCTTGGCTTTCGACTTCGCGTCCGCTTCAGCCTTCGCCTTTTCCTCGGCCTCGGCCTTCGCCTGGGCATCCGCTTCAGCCTTGGCTTTTTTCTCAGCCTCGACCTTCGCCGCTTCTTCAGCCTTCGCCTTCTCCTCAGCCTCGGCCTTCGCGGCTGCATCAGAGCCCACCTCGATCATCGCCAGGCGGGCTTTGGCCCGGGGCGTCAATCCTTCCACGAAGTTGCCGCGCTTCACCAGCTTCTTGCCGAGCTCGCTGGAAACTTGGATGGGTTCATCCGGGCGTGCGATGCCATATTCGCCCACCTGCTGCACCTTGGCGGTGACCGTCATCTTGTCGGATTTGCTCACGTCATTGACTCCTCTGGTTGGATGGATCGGCTTGCGAAAAGAGCGGACGTCACCGCCCGCTCTTCAGGAAGTCGACCTCGATCAGACGACGAGGCCAAAGTCGCCGTAGATCAGGGACTGCGGACGCTTCACCGCCAGGGCGAGACGCTTCTCCGCCCGGATCGTCAGCATGTTCTTGACGAAGTTGTCGCGGTCCTCCGACGAGATCAGCACCTCGGTGTCCATCCGATCGTAGATCGTCGCCGCCACGGTGAAGGCGCCGACGAGGAACTTGTCGACGGTCATCGCCAGGGTCGGCACAACGCGGCGGCCCCACAGCACCGGCCCGGCGATTCCGGTCGGGTTTGCGAAGATGTAGCGGTTGTCGGCATCTTTGGTGGTCTCGATGACCATCCAGTCCTCCGGGTGCAGCACGACGCCGTCGGCGGGGTAGAGGTTCAGTGTGGCCTCGAGCATCGCGACGCGCAGCTTGTCGATCAGCGTCGGGTTGGAGATCTTCGCCTCGGCCGCGCCGCTGTAGGCGGTCGCGTTCGTGATCAGACCGTCGAGGTTCGGGGACACGCCGTCGCCGGCCAGTAGCTGGGCGTCTTCCGTGATGTCCAGCATGTAGCGCAGTTCGGTGTCGATCAGCCCTTCCAGCATGGGCAGATCGTCCAGTGCCTGACGCGACGCCGGGATCCACGTCGCGATCGTCTGCACCGGCGTGTTTTCCAGCGCCCAGGCCAGTGCACTTTCGGGCTTCAGCGCGGTTTCCGAAACGGGCGCCGCGGCATTGGTCCGGGTGGTCTGCCGCGCGTATTCAATCGAGCCCTGGTCGACGGAGACGGACGGGATCAGGTCGCGGATGTGCACGCTCTGCCGCGGCGCGCCGACCACTTCGGGATCGCGGTAGGGCTGGCGCAGCGCGCCGGCCGAGGTGCCGCCCGTGGTGATCGCGTTCTTCACTTCGACCCGCAGCGTACCGCGACCATTGAACGCCTGCACGCTGTCGTCGGCCACCACAGCTTGGCCGAGACTCAACCGATCGGACCCGCCGCGGCTGCCGCCGCCGCCGGCCAGCTTCTGCTCCAGCTCGAGTGTCTGCCCTTCGGCCGCTTTCATTCGGTCGGTCAGCGCTTTAACGCTGTCCTGCAGAGCGCCCTGCTGGGTCAGCAGCTTGTCGGCCGAAGCCTTCGTCTCAGCGCTCATTTCGCCCGAACGCTTCGCCTCGTTCATCGCCGTCTCGGCGGTCTTGGAGACGTCATCGCCGATGCGGGTCAGCTCCGACTTAACGTCGCGCAGCAGCTCCTCGAAATTGCGCGGGTTGCCCTCAGCGCGCGGAGCGCCGATCGCCCCTTTCGGGGCACACGCCATCATCGCGCCCATGGCAATCATGGGCATCGCAAGTTTTTTCATTGTCATGTTCCTTGGATTTGCCCGTCAGCGGGCCTTGAGGTCCTGCAGAAGTCGCTCGACCCCTGCGATGACGGCAGCATCCTGCGTGCCGGTCGGGGCAGCGCCTGGCATGCCCCCCTTCAGAGCGGCCAGCAGTTCGCGGCCCTCCGATCTCTTCATGCCGGCGCGGGCGGCGACTAGGTCAAACCGGCGCTCTGCCCGAAGCTGCGCCTTCGCGTCCCCGTCCGGCGCTGTCTCCACCTCGTCTGCGGAGAGCAGAGCGTCTGCCCAGCCATCATCGACGGCTTGACGTCCGCCGATCCATGTCTCGCGGTCCAGCAGCTTGGCGATATCCTCAACGGCCATCCCGGTCCGTGCGGCGTAAAGGTCAGCCGAGGCGGCATCGAACGGCTCCAGCCAGTCGGCGACATCCCGGATCGCATGCCGGTCACCCATCGTGACGATCCAGGTGTTGTGGATCATCAGGAACCCGGCGCGTCCGATCTCGATCCGGTCACCCGCCATGGCGATGACCGAGGCCGCGGACGCGGCGAGACCGAGGATCTTGACCGTGACGGCGCCACGGTGATCCCGCAGCTGGTTGTAGATCGCGAGACCCTCGAAGAAGTCCCCGCCGGGCGAGTTGATGTAGACCGTCACGTCCCGATCACCGATCTGGCGCAGCGCCGCACTGATTCGCTTGGCCGTCACCCCCTCACCCCAGAAATCCTGCCCGATCACGTCGAGGATCGAGATCGTCGCCTCGCCGGCCCCGTCGGCCGCCGCGCGCAGGTCGGGCATCCACGTTTGCATCGCCTTATCCGTCACTGCGGTCCGCATGCCGGGACGGGCCGCGATATCGGCCCGTGGAAGGTTGCGCTTCGTCATGGTGTGTCCTCATTCTTCGCTCGTGCGATCAGCTGATCGAGCGTGATCATTGCGCCCTGCACGAGGAGTGTGTTGCCGCCCGGAATGGACGGAAGGTTCAGCTTTGTGCGCGCTTCGTTCGGGGTCATCATCCCACCGTTGACCAGCGTCTGCAGGAATTCGGCCTTCGCCTTGCTCTCCATCTGCAGGATGCCCTCACGGTTCCATTCGACGTAGGTTCCGGGCCGCTCCGGCCGGACGAGGTCGCGACCGATCCTGCTCTCGATGCGGCGCATCAGCGGGTTGAGACCCTGCGTCATCCACGAGATCAGGATCTGTTCGACCCCAGACCCCCACATGGTCTGCCCCTTGGCCGAGTGCCCGATGACAACCGGCGGCGTGCCGAACCACCGGCAGATGTCCTCGACCGAAAACTGACGCGTTTCCAGCATCTGCGCATCTTCGGGATTGAGCGTCGCTGCCTGCCAATCCATCCCGTTTTCCAGGACTAGCACCTTCCAGGCCTTGCTGGATCCGGAGAAGTTCGTGAGGAGCTCCCGCGTCGAGTCGCGCTGTTCTGGTGTCAGGGTGCCGGTGAACTTGAGAAAACCCGACGGGTTCATTCCATTCGCGAACATCTTTGCGGCCATCTCGTCCGCCGCGAGGCCGGAGCCGATGCTTTGAAGCCCGAAGCGGATTGCCGAGAGACCCTTTATTCCCCCGAAGCCGAACCCTTTGACGTGGAAAACCTTGTCGGCCGGCAAGGTGTCGCGCTTGCCCCGATCATTGATGTCATAAACGACGCGGCCGTCGGATAATCGGCGCGGCTCGCAGCGCGATGCTGGCAGCGGCAGCAGAGCCGACAGCCTTCGTCCCGTATTGACCCGCTCTGCATAGCAGTTGCCGTTCGACAGCAGCCACGCGATCTGGCCCTCCCAGTGCTCGGTCGCCGTCTGCTCGCTGTTCGGAGAGACCGTCAGGATTTCGGACAGGCGCTCGTCGAGCGGCTCTCGCCCACCATCTGCAGCACGGGCGTAGTGCGTCAGCGGCAGCGTCGCGATCGTCTGCGCCGTCTGCCGGATGCAAGCCCAGACGGCAGAGAGCTGCAGGGCATTTTCCACACCGACACGACGGCCTGCATGGCTCTCCATGCTGGCGAGCGCTCCATGTTCCACCAGAACGCGACCGTCCGGATTCGCAACCGTCACGGCGTTTGCCGGACGTCGCCGCGCTACCCGCGGGATCGAGGTCTGTCGATATTGCACTGGCACCTCAGGCAACCATCACAGGATCGGACAGGAAAGCGGCAATGTCCGGCACGACCGCAGCGGCCGGGTTCATGTCCATCAGGATTGTCGCGTTGAAGAGCGCGATCAGGGGGTCGATCTTGGCCACGCCAGCGCGCTCCTTTGTAATCATCACGTTGTTGCCCCGGGCCTCGGCTTTGGCGTTGCCCAGGCACCAGGTCATCAGCGACTGACCGCCATGCAGCAGCGTGCCGTCCATCAGCCGCCGCTCGATGCCCTTGATGGCGCCGTTCAGCTTGAACCCCTGCCCCACGGCCGCGATCTGCTCGATCGTGAACCCGCCGGCCAGCAGACCGTCCACCAGCGCCGCGACGCCCCAGGGATCGAGGCCGATGGCGTTGGCCTCTGGCATCAGCCCCGCGTCGCGGATCGAGACGCAGAGCTCGACCATCTGCGCCACGTGCAGCGTAGTATCCGCCTCGATGATCAGGTCGCCCGTCGCGGCTAGGTCCAGCAGCTTCGGCGCAATCTCCTTGCGTCGCTCCAGCACGTCCGGGCTGCACCAGGCGCGGCCCCAGGTCAGGCGGTTACCGGTACCGCGTTCCCGGCCCAGCACGTTCAGTGAAGCCAAGTCATCGGCCCCGCCCATGTCGCCGCCGACCACCGCCACCTCACAGCGTGCCAGCAGCGTCGCGAGCTCCAGCGTCGTGTCGTTGCGCCGTTCCCAGTAATCGGTGGCCACCCAGCGTTCGCTGTGCAGGCCGATACCGATCTCGACATTTAAGTGCTGCGAGGCAAAGAGCGCCAGCGCGTCCGCGCCGTCCTGCAGGGCCTTGGCGAACTCGTCGCGCAGGTAGCCCAGCGACACCGACCGCTCGAGGTTTGGATTGACCATGTGCCACGTCGATTCGTCGCGCCAGGCCTCCGACTTCGCCATGTCCTGCGGCAGCTCGTAGAGCACCGCGAGGATCGGCAGGGCCTCCGTGCCGTCCCGCACCGCCCGAGCCCGCTGCAGTTCCCGCTTGAACTGGCCCTGCGGCTCCTTCTTCGATTGCGTCGTGATCGTCAGCAGGAACCCCTCCGGCCGCGAGGCCAAACCGCCGCGCAGCTCGACCATGATCTCGTCGGCCTTGGCCTTGGCTCCCAGCACGTGCAGCTCGTCGATCAGGATGAACGACGCCTTCGATCCCGTGACGATGTCGCCATCAGCCGACAGGATCGCGATCGACGCTTCCGTATCCCGGTGCGTGATCGTCTTCTTGTGGTCCTGAATGTGGAAGATCTCCTTCAGGGCCGGGTCGAGGTTGATGATCCCCTTCGCCGTCTTGAACGAGATGCCGGCGATCTTCTGCGTCGGCGCGATCAGGATCAGCTCGGCCTGCGGGCGTTCATTCAGGATGATCGCCACCATGATGATTGCTGCCGCGATCGCCGACTTGCCGTTCTTCTTCGGGACCAGCAGGAAGAATTCCCGCAGCATCCGCTGTTTCGTTTCCGGATCGTAGGACCCGAAGATTACGCGGACGAAGTCGAAGACCCAGTCCTCGCAGATCTCTCCGAAGGTGGGCGTCCCCACCAGGTCCGGCACCTTCAGCCGCTTGAAGATCCGCAGCGCCTTTTCCGCCATGGCGTCGAAGAGCGGCAGATCGGGGATCAGTGACAGACCGGCCTTGATCCGATCTTCCCAGTCCGGCACCGCCGTCGACCAGTCGCCCGGCAGCATATCCAGCATCAGTTCACCGACCCACCGGGCAGCAGATCACCGCCCCAGGCATCGTCGCGGAGCGCATCCTTGGCCGCCAGCTTCGCCTGAGCCTTCTTGCCCTCGGGTTGCTTCTTCGGCAGATCGTCGCCATCGAACGCGGCGGCGGCCCGCATCCGGTCATTGCGCTCGACCATCCGGCCCAGTTCCTTCATCGCGCTGACGTCGCCGGTCCCGGCTTTGTCGGCCAGCGTTTCGAAGCGCCAGGCATCGAACCGGTCGCGCTGCATCTCGCGCGCCCGCAGCTCGGAAAAATAATGCTTCCGCAGCGTCGGCAGTGACACGTGCAGGGCATTCGCAATCCGCTCGTTATTCCAACCCATCGCCAGCAACATGATGACTTTGTTGCGATTTTTCTGGGTGGCCTCATGGGCGGGACGACCACGGCGACCCGATGCCAGCGTGACGAGGTCGCCGAAGAGGTCCCTCACCTGCTGAAATTCATCGGCCATGGAAAAAAATCTCCGAATTGTGGGATGGCGGGTCTGGGGCCAAAGCCGGTCCGGACTTTTGCCCCCCCCTCCCGGGCGGGTGCAGGTTTTCAGAGGCCGCCGGGGGCTGGCCTCTCTGGCCCGTCGATCTCGACGGCAAGGCCGCACCCAAGGGTAGCGGCCGCGAGGGCGAGGAACTTAAGCCCAAGCCACCGGCGCAGGAGCCATGGCTGGGGCCATTTGATTTTGACGCGCAGAACCATGCTTTCCATCACTTTGATAGTGGTGTCAGCCATAACGAAGTTTCTCCTATTGCTTGTAGCCTTCCGTCAGGCCAGGCCGCGGCGTTCGAGGCTCTGCTTTGTCGCGTCGTGCCAGCCCTTGGCCACCGCCTGCAGGTTCCGCTCATCCCAGAACAGGACTGGGTCACCGTGGTGCGGCACCTTGTGGTCGACCACCGGGCTGTCGTTGGCAGGGTACTTGCCAATTAGCATCACGCCGGTCTGCTGGCAGGTGAACAGGTCACGCTCGAGGATGGTCAGGCGCAGCTTCCGCCACCGCTCTGTCTTGTACCAGGCGCGCCACGGTTGGGTCGCATCTCGCATCCGCGTGCGGCTGATCTCATCGCGTGGCGCCTGCTTCAGCTTCGATACTGCTGGGCCCAGCCGTTGCGGCAGGCTGGACAGCTTCGCCACGGCACGATCCTTTGAGCTGGTTGCGCGGGCCGGACTTGAACCGACGATCTGCTGGGTATGAACCAGCCGGGATGCCACTTCCCCACCGCGACATGGTGGCGGTGGATGATTCAACCATCACACCGCCACAATGAAAACGCCCGCAACGGTGGTGACCGGCGGGCGCAACTGTAGATGATGTCAACAGAGCTATGTCCGGTGCGCATTTCTGTCAACCGGATATTGTGCCTAGGACCGCGTGAACCCCTGCATCCGGTCCAGCGCCTTGGCAAGGCCATCAGATAACGCCGCCGCCACAACCTTGTTGCGCCCCCAGCCGTAAGCACGCAGCACCTCGCTGAGTGTCTGCTCAGCGATGCACACTCGGTCGACAAGATCCTGCGCCCAAACGATGGCGCGTTTGCCCCCAGCGTTCTTCGGAACGAGCACGCTAACTGACCCGATGCGCGCACGGATGACGGCGACCTGCTGAGCATCGGCAAGAACCGCATCGATCCATGACCCCTGCCCGCCCGATCCGGCACCCATTGCCTCGATCGACGAGCACTTCACGCCTGATGCCTCGACGCGCTCAGCAAGTGCCGCGTAGTCGCGCGCGGCGACCAGCTGCCCTGTGGTGAAGAGCGGGCGATATCCCTTGGGCAGCTTCCCGTCGACCTTCGCCCGGCGCTGCGCCTGAGCTTCCATCACGTCGAAGGCATCGGCACGCCGCAAAGCATCCTGTCCACGCCATCCTGCGCGTACCGTCATGGTCTTGCCGCCACGGTTCACCGCCTCGCGCGGCTGGAACTGCGCGACTGGCCCGCGGGCAGGAGCCATGTCGACGATCTCGGCACCAGCTCCGAACGGACGCGCAGCCCGCGCCTTCAAAGCGGCAATGCGTGCCGCCTCGGATTGCAGGAGTGTGAGTACTTCGTGCCGGGGATGACGAGCATAGCCGCGCGATCCCATATCTTGTGTATCTCCTGTTTTGTATCGCTGCATCTTGTTTCCTTTCGATAGAGTGCGGGAGGATAGGGAGGATAGAGGGTTGAAACGGGAGGATGGATCGAAGCGTTAACCGCCGTCTAATCTTCTGTTTCTCTTTACCTTTTCCTTCTTGATGGGAGGCAAGGGAGGATAGGGAGGATAAATTGAACACTTTGCCGGGGAGGATTTTGATCGGACCAAGGCCGGATGCTCTCTCACGTGTGCGTGGCGCGTATGTCCTCCCCAGCCTCCCCAGCCTCCCGTTAGCCCCGTTAAGCCCATGTCATCGCTTCCTTCTTTCCCCCACACCCCTTTGAAGACATCCTCCCGCGACAGGGACGCTATCCTCCCTAGCCTCCCGTTAGAAGTCCTCAGGGGGTGCGGGGTCGGACGCAGGATCACGCGCGATGCCAGTGATCGCATTGCGACTGTCGCGCGGTGCCGTCTCGAACCTGCGCTTGAAGTCGGCCGTCAGCTTCAGACCGAGGTACTGGATCCGTGACGCCTTGCTGTGGGTAATCTTTAAGCCGGTGACTGGGTGCTTCCACTGCCTGGCACGGGCCGCGAACTGCCGCGAGAACGTCGATGGCTTCCACACGGTCATCCCGCGCTCCATCAGGTAGTAGTTGAACATCTCGACCAGGTCCGCGGCGAGGATGCTGTCGGTGTAGTTCCCGGTGATCTCGCAGGCCTGCATCAGGAAGGCCCCGAACGGATCGCTTTCCTCGCGATATTCGTCGGTGGCGGCCGTGATCGCCTGCGGTGGTGACAAGCCCAGCTCGAGGAACGCCATAGCGCCCTCCACCAGCCATCGCAGGATTCCTTCCCGCTCTTCCCAGAGGGTTTCACCGAAACGTTCATCCCGCTCTGCGACCGGGATCTGGACGTCGAACGGGACCAGCAGGACACGTCGCCAGATGCCGTCGTCACCGCCCCGGATATCCGGTTTGTGGTTGGTCGACATGGTCAGCTTGAAGTTCGGATCGAGATCGATCTGGTCGCCGTAGTTTGCCCGCACCGGGATTGGCTCGCCACCGGTCATCATCTTGATCAGGCCCTCCTGCAGCGGTGTGTTCTGGTCCGGCTCTGACGTGCGCACGAAGCGCGCGCCGAGCAGCGGGATGAGGTCAGGCGTCGCCTCAGCCCCGCCCCGCCGGTTCGTACCCGTGATACTCTCGACCCGAAGCGATGCGGCATAGCCGGCCATGATCCGCGCGATGACGTCGACCAACACCGATTTGCCATTGGCGCCGTTGCCGTAGAACACCGCCATGTTCGAGGTCTTCAGCCCCAGCAGGCTCAGACCGAACCAACGCTGAATGAACTCGCGCATCTCACGATGCGGCTGGATGCGGGTCAGGAAGGTGTCGAATTTCTCGCAAGGGGCGTGAGGGCTGTATGCCACGTCGATGAGCTTGGTCTGCAGCTGTCTGCGGTCGTGCGCCAGGACATCCACTTCTGCGAGCTTTGCTTTGGGCTTGTCGGGCGGCGCGGTAACCGAGAACCGCAGCAAACCAGTCGCGGTGTTCACCTCGTACGGGTTGGAATCGAGCTTCTCGAAGGCAACGGCCTTGCCCGTTTGTGCTTCGCTGATCATCCGGTCCATGCGACCCGCGTTGCCGGCGTCCTTCGCAAAGGTCATCCGGGTGCCGATCTTCTTATTGTAGGCGGTGAGCTTCTTCGCGATTACGGCCAGACGGCCCTCATTGCGCTGATGCTCTTCGCGCTGCTCCTCATCGAGGGCGCCGATGTCGTCGAGCTCGCGCTGTCTCCGGCGCAGTGAATAGCCTTCATCCATGAGGGCCCGTTCCTTGTCGGTCGGGCGGATATGCTCGGCTTCCTTCTCGATCAGTGACCAGATCTGCTGGGCACGGCCACGCACGTCAAGAAGGTCGGTGTCCTTTGCCCAGTGCATGTCCGACCACGTGAACCAGCCTACGCGCGGCACGAACATGATGTCGGTGCCGAAATGGATGATGAATCGCTGTGCATTGCCGTAGTCGTTTAATGGCTGCATTGCCGCCCGCGCCAAGGGAGGCAGCTCGACTTCAGCTTCCCCAGAGGGGTCCGGGGTTTGACGATCGGCCTCGCCGGGCCCGGGATCATCGTCAGCGGGATTCCACTCGGCCGAGTCTTGAGGTGGGACGTCGTCGAATTCGATGTCTTCGGCAGCCGCGAGCCGGGCGCGAACGGGATCAAGCTTGTCGGTCATCAGCTGTCCTTCAGGGGTGGCAGGTTCATCAGGTCGCGGGCGTAGCTCGCGGCCCAAGGGAGAGCATTTGAAAGGTTCTGGATCATGTGGCGGTGATGTTCGGGCGGCATGATCAGCAGCGCGGCATGAACTACGCCGACGAGAGCGCCAGTCACACAGGCCTGCGCGGCTTCATCCGACGTCGTTGCACGCATTGGGTCGACCAATGACTGAAGCACCGCAACTCGACCCGCTTCGGCGGTTACGTCGACCGGATTCTCGCCATCGAAAGCTGGGAACGTACATGGGTCAGGGAAATCCATCATCAGTCCTCGATCGAGCCCATCAGGACATCGTTCAGATCCATCCCCTCGCCCGCATGCACGATCGACGTGCGCAGGCCGGGGATGTGGTATTTTGCGCGGCGCAAACCGGCGAGCAGCTTGGCCCGAGTCGACCGCGGCTCGGAGTCGCCGTCCTGAATGAAGATCAGCCTCTTGACCCACGGCGGCGGTACGAAGGCGTCCGTGTCGTGGTAGTCCGGAATCCCGGCATATTTCATGCCCTCGCCGCGCAGGTTGCGGCGGCCGGCCATATGCCCGAGATCGATGCCGGCCCAATAGGCCGCATCCTCGAAAGCCCGGGCAGCGAGAGCCGTCAGCGTCGTCTCGATCCCCTCTCCCATCACGAGCGTGTGGAAATGCGGGACGGTGTAGAAGCGGATCGCCGAGCGACGCTTAGACCCGAGCAGCTTCTTGACCGGTAGCGCCTCACCATCAGCATTCCGGATCACCGCCTTGCCCTTGGGCTTGCCCAGATCGATCCAGGTACGATGCACCGCCGAGATATTGCCATTGGGCGCGCGGCAGGCGGCCAGCATTGCAGGGCCGGTGTGCAATGTGATCCAGCCCCGCCCATCCGGATCCTTCTGCATGTAGGGCAGCGCTGGATGGAACTTCAGGCAGGCCGGTGGCGCAGAACAGATTGCAGGCGGCAAACCCCGTGCCGCGAGGTAGCCCGACACAGCCGTCCCGGCGGCATCCTGCCCTTGGTCCCATATGGCCCGCCCAGCTCGAATGGCTTCCAGCCGGGCCTTCTCCGCCTTCGCATCTCGCTTCGCTTGGTCGGCTGCGCGCTGCGCAGCCCGCCGCCGCGCCTCTGCCGAATCGATCTCAACCTCTCTCTCACCGACCAGAAACGCCAGCGCCGCGGGAAAGTCGCAGGCTTGGACAAGTTGGACCAGCGCGAGCCCGTCGCCACCGCCACAGTGACGACAGTTGTAGACCTGGGCATCGGGATTGATGCCGAAGCGGTCATTGCCGCCGCAGCTAGGACACGGACCGACCCATTCCCGTCCCGCCCGCTTCAGCCCAGCCAGAAGGTCCAGCCGCTTGGCAACCTCCATGATCGGGATGGCCTTGGCGGCATCGAGGCGAGCGTCATCCATCATGCGCATTGGGCACTCTCATCCCCCGCACCCGGAACGACCGCAGGCACATTCAGAGGAATCCCGATCGCATCACAAGCAGCGTCAGATCGATCAATGAAATACAGCGAGATACCCGCCCTGAGTTCGCCAATGGCCTGCTGCAGATCCGCTGGCGTTCGGGTGGCATCCTTCCGATAGAGGCGCACGAGGCGGGCCGCTGCGGATTCGATACGGGCCAGCGGCCCAAAACGAATATCATTGGCCTGCTGAATCGCGGCGACCTCGGCCGGACTCATCTTGTCCCCGGTTGGCTCATCGGCGACCTGCTGCATGATCTTCGCCAGCCGACCGATCAAGAGCACGCGTGCCGTGTACGATGTGCATGTGACGATCGAGACTGCCGTATTCACAAGCGCGCGCTCGATTGGGTAGAGGGTTGCCCGGGAGGGCATTGGAGTCGCGTCAGCCATGGCCACAGTCCTTCCGTGCCTGCCAGTCGAAATGTGTTGGCGACTGCTGCCGCAGCGCCTCGTCGGTCCTCCGCGCGACATTGGCCATCTGACCACCGCGGGTGATGATGAAGTCATGCAGTGCCCGCCCTGCGGTGGGCTGGTCGAGCGCAGTCGCCGCAGCAAAACCCTGCACGGCTGCCAGTGCTTCGTGATCGTCCGGCATGAGCTGCTGACACGCTTCGATCAAGGCCTCGGCTTCGCCGCTCACCAAGCGGGCAGTCTTGGCTTTCATGGCCAGTGCCACCGCCTTCAGGCCAAATGCCACGGATGGGATGAACGGCGTGCTGCTGGCAATGCGGTCAGTCATGCACACTACCAGCGGCAGAATGGGACTTGTGCGCCCCCTCTTTCAGGATGCGATCACGCAGCGCGGGATCCTCATCGATCCGTGCCAGCCGCTCCGCAACGGCGACGCCATCGACGTCTGCCAGGGCGCACATTTCGTGGAAATCGCGTGACCCGATCCAGCCGGCTCCAACGCGTGCCGCGCCGAACCGACGCTCTTCATGCACGGTCATCTCGTGGATCCTGTCGCGGATGCAGGCCAACAGTGCACTTGCCCAAAGCCTGCGACAGGCAACGACGTCACCCGGGTCATGATTGTTGAACCAGCTGTCCGGCCAGGCCGGCCGGGTGGCTTCCCAGCCCGGCGCTCCAACTGGCAGTTCCGGCATTGCCGCCTGCAGATCGGCCAGCATTGCCCGCACGTCAGGCCGCGGCTGCTCATCCTGCGGCTCCGGCTCTGGGGGAGGCGGGGTACGCGCAGCCAGCGGAACCGTGACTGGGGTATTGGATTGCAACGCTGCGAGTTCAGGCCGATCGACGATGGCCAGCCCAAGGAAGGCAGCGAGCAGGCGATCTTCAGCGCTCATGACTGACCTCCATCCTTCAGCCAGTTGTCCAGCAGCTTGGCGATGATCCTCTGCATCATGCCCTGACGTGACATGCCCGCGAATTCAGGTTCGCGGTGCAGGTCGCGCACGTAGCGCTCTATCCAGACCGGGTCGTAACGTTGCAGAAATCCGGCCAGATCGCGCTGCAGCGAACGCGGGCGGGTCTGCAATACGGCGAACCATGGCGATAGCCAGGCATTGCCCCAGATCGCAACCGTGTCGGTGCAGGGGCAATGGAGCATCGCCCGCAATGCCGCAGATACCATCGCGCCGCGCCCGGCATCGACGTGCCGACGGATCAGGGAAATCGTGTAGATCTGACGCGGCTTTTTCGACGCACCGTGCGGCTGATAGACCATCAGCTCGCAACCACCCTGAGCAACCACTTCGCGGCAGGCCAGTGCCCAAGGTTCCATCGCCACGAGCGCGGCGCGGTAGATGTGAAATCCGCTGATTGCGGTGATCTGACCGTTGATCGCACTGAAGGCACGGGCCTGCTGCGACTCGCTGAGGGTCACGATCATTGCAGGAACGGTTGCCGCCCCGATCATCAGCGCCGCGTGCGTCCGATGCTGACCATCGATAACGCTGAACAGTCCCTGATCAGTCGGCGCTGCAATGATTGGCGTGAAATGGGCCCAGTTGAAGGCGGCGGCGATGCGCTCGATGGCCTTCCAGTTCGACGGGTTCAGCGGTCGCTGGTAGTCGCCGTCGATCAGCAGCTTGTCGATCGACAGAAAGCTAAGCTCGGGAATCGGTCCGGGTTTGGCGACAAGAACTGGCCGGTCGCCGATGGTGATTGCGCGATAAGTCATGCGACCTCCTCTGTCGGGTTCAGCTTGCCGACCTCTGCGCCCCAGCTGGTCCAGCCCGGTCGGTTCGTGCGCGAGAACAGCTCGATACGCCGGGCAACGGGCATCAGCCCTTCCGCTGCGGCGAAACATTCCTCTGGCTTTTGACTGTGCGCCCGGGTCCGGCCCTCGATCGTGATCGATCCGGCCGGCCAACAGCCGTCCGCATGAAACCAGTCGTCATAGGTCGGAATCGTCGATCGCGTGGATTTGGTAGTTTTCGGCGCACCGCGGGTTGCGATCAGAAAGGGCTCGTTGCTGGACCGCAGCACGTAGCCGGTACCGAAGGCATCCTTCCCATGCTTCGTCCGTTTGCACCACGAGCCGGCGGTCTTGAAGGTAAACCCCCAGCTGTCGAGCACGATGAGCGCCTGCGGCAACATCGGATTGATGGCCCACAGCCACAGCAGGCAATCCTTTGCGGCAATCCCCTCGACGGGCAGCGCCTGGATGTCGACGAGGGCCATGCAATCGTAATGCGCCTGCGGCGCCCTGCCCTCTCCCGCCTCGCTGTGCAGTTCGAACCGCCACGGCGGATCCGCCATGATGAAGTCGAATCCGCCGAAGGGCCGCAGCGAGAGCATGTCCGCCGCGCGCGTCACGTGGGTTCTCCCGGAAAAAGCGGGGACGGCCGATGACGGCCGTCCCTTAGTTCAACAGGGAGGAGGTGGGGGGCACGTCCGTGCGGCAGCCTGGCCCCCCCGGTCAGGCCCCGAACCATCGGATGATTGATGGATGCCGCGACGTCTCTGATCTGGGAAAAAACGGGTGCGGCGGCAGCACCGCACCCGGAAGTTGGGGGCACGATGCCCCTCGACAGACGCAGCCCAGGCCCGGGTCGCGTCGACTGATGGCAGGCATTCATGCGCACCGCCTTGCCCATTGATCGCGAAACCAGTCCGCGACCTCGGGGTGTTCCATGGCCATCCGCATGACGATGTCACCGGAGGCTTTGTTGTCGCCGTTCCACCAGGTCCACGCAGTGCTGCTGCGCACGGTGAATGCGCTGGCGACCTCTTCCGGATTCGCGAACTGGGACCGCAGGAATTCCGCCCATGCCCCGGCAAACCAGACCTTGAAATCGCTGGCCTCGTTCTGGCGCAAGTACAGGACATTGCCGACACGGCGCACCGAAACATCGGACCGGGACATGCGGCGGCGGTTCGGCCTATCCTGGTGCTGCGGCGCGGACTCATCCGCCACGATGCGAAGGCGGCTCATGCGAGCATCCTCCGGCATCCGCGCCGCAGCGACGATTCACCCTGCGGGAGGAGGTGCAAGGCAAACCTCGCCCACTGGACCGGAAGGAGCAGGCCCATGGACGATGACGAGAACGAAGCGACCCTGATCGAGGAGTTGCGGACCGAAGCCGCCGCGCAGAAGGCGACCATGCTGGCGATCCTGCGCGTGATTGAGGACCAGCGCCCGGGGGCGACGATCCTGGTCGCACAGGATCTGGCCGAGCAGGCGGACCGGGTGGGACAGATCGACCCCGCGCTCAGCGAAGCGCTCTGGGATCTATCGGACGAGATCAGGGTGCGGGGCTGATGCGACCGGTCAGTCATGACGCGCTGCCTTCGCACGTTCATGCCGGCGCCGGTCATGGATCAGCCGGCTGGCCTCAATCCGTGCCAGCTTGCGAATGTGATCGTCCGTCACCTTGCGGACCTGATAGGCCTCGCTCTCGGCTTGTCGAATCGCGGCATTCAGCCGGCACAGCATCCAGCGAAGAGGGCGCAACATCATCCGATCCTTTCGGGGGTGTCGTTGGCGATTGTCAGTCGGTGCAGAATCGGACGAAGATTTACCGACATGAGATAAAGGAGACGACAGATGGCACCGAAGATGCGGCCAGCCTTCACACAGCAAGAAGCAGATGCTTGGTCAGCTACGATGGTCGAAACCCAGCCGGCGGAACCTACGCCAGCAGAAGGGCGAAGGGCGGTCGAGGCAACCAGCTTTGCCTTGCGCTCGTGGCCCCACGGTGTCGTGTTGCGGCTGGCGACGGGTGTGGCACCGATGACCGACATCCACCTGAACCCCGTGATGGCAATCAACCTCATGATGCACCTCCAGCGGGCGGGTCTGGCAGGCGGATGGCTGTCCCCGGACGGGCAGTTGTCGTCGCCACAGGTAGAAGATCGACCGAGAGGCTCGGGGAAAGTTTCAGACGCCTAAATGTCCGCAACACCAGCGGACGGTGCGTCAGCGAAATCGTGGGATCGAAGGGTACTAGCGGGACTCTGACCCACTCGGTTCGTTCGTCCGGGTCGAACTGCGCCGCGGTCTGGTTGAGAAACGTGTCGGTCATGACCTCATCCGGTCCTTTCGGGGGTGGGGGTGCTGTCAGTGGTGAGTGCAGGCAATGGCATGAAACTGAAGAGCTGCCGCTGAGGCGGCTCTATGCCTCGCTCACCAGCCATTGCGATACATGCCGCGTACCATTTTGCCGGAAGGGTTCCGGCAAGCATGTGACCATGGACCGTCGTCTCGCCGAGGCGGAGACGCTTCGCTACGGCGCGGTAGCCGCCGAGGCTTTCGATAAAGGAGCGAGTTGTGTCATACATGACGACAGGTCGTAGTCTGAAATATCCAGATTATCAATCACCAAAATCACCAGCCTTCCAAATAAGTCAGAATGTGAGGTAATCAGAGGGCATGGATATCGAAGAAAAAGAGCGGCTTACAGGATTTCGCGACACCAGCGACGAGGCGATATCTCGTCGGCTTGCTGCCGCCCGCATTGCAACCGGCTTAGGTCAACGTGATCTTGCAGAGGCGATGGGCAAAAATCACAAGACATATGCCTATCAAGAAAAGGCAGGCCGCCCATCCGTCGATGTGATTAGATTTCTATATAGAAACCATAACATAGACTTCAATTTTATCCTTCATGGCGATTTTCAGCACCTTCCCATAGGCGTGCAGGCGAAACTGTTCGAGGCTCTTTCCTCGCTTTCGCCGTCCGGCGATCTACGAACCAGTTCACGTTAAGGCCAAGTCGCCGAAGGATACGTGTTACACGAATCAATGCCAAAAAATTGCCTCCAATACAGTTAATGTTCTTGTTTTGATCTTACCAGTCAAACAGTTTATCGCCACTAGGCCGATCCCCGTTTTCTGATTTTATCAGATTATTGTCTAGACAGTCTGAATAATTCAGACTACCGATTATCTCCATCAACCCCTTGATGGAGCCCGAACCATGCCTTTCACACCTCCTACGCCGCAGATGGTACGCGATGCGCGCGCCGTCGTGCTCGACCCTAACTCTCGCCCGCATACCCGCACCCATGCCTGGGCTGTCCTGAAGTCCGCGCGCGGGCAGCAGATCAACCAGTCCCGCATCAATCAAATGCAGGTCGTCGCTCGTGGCCTCTCGATCCTGACTGGCGGTGCGGCATGACGATCGAGCGCATCGCCCGCAATCATGGCACCCTGCGGATTGCAGGCCCGATCACAGACATTCGTCACCGCAAGCCTCGCCGCAAGCTGCTGGACGTGGCGGTGGCCCCGCTCGTCGGCGTCGGGGCCGGCATGATCCTTGCCGTCTCGGTCCTGACCGTTGCCCAGGTCACCATCAGCGTCATTGCTGCCACCGTGGATCCGCAGGTGTCGACATGGTGATGATTCTTCCTGTCCGCCCGTCGCCCGACCTGATGGCGCGCCTGGGCTACAGCGCCGAGACGGTGATGACCGTACTGCGTGATGATCTCGAGCGCCTTATCGCCCTCACCCCTGCCAACGAGGTCGAGCAGCTGGTCCGCAATGCCGTAGTCGACTGCGATGGTCGTCTCGGTGAACCAGACACAAGTGACTGGGGACCGTTCGACTGGACGCTGACCATGTACGGCATCAGCACCGCCGGTGATACGTTGGCCGAGGCCATCGCGCAGTGGTGCGCCTGTGCCCGCAGGACAGCGCAGGCGACAAAGGACGCAGCATGATCCCCGGCAGCTTGAGCAGCGCGGTGGGGGTGCTTTTCTGCATCGCATCTCTCGCCTGCGTCGCGATCGGAATGGCATCCACCACGCGCGGAATTTGCGAAATCGTGCGGGCTATCCGCACCGGCGTCGACACGGAACATGACAACGGCACCGCCGCCGTCATGTTCGCGCTGGCCTTCGTGCTGTTTATGCTAATGCAGGTCGCCGTCGCATGACGCTTGCGGCTGTCCAGATCGCTCTGATCATCGCGGCAGACGCCTTATTTGCAGGCATCCTGATCTTGTCGCCTCGCCCGAACATTATGGGCGCGCTGCTGATCGTCACACCCCTGTACTGGATCGCTGCAACCGCCGCGACCTTCGCCCTCATCTGACCAGTCCGGAAAGGACCATCGTATGAATGACCTGTCGCCCGACGCCGCAATCGAGATGATCCCGCTCTCTGACTTGGCCCTGTCCAACCTCAATGCCCGCGCAGATGTCAGCGATGCCGAAGTCGAGGCAATGGCCGACAGCATCCAAGTATCCGGCCTTCTGCAAAACCTGATCGGCTATCGTACTGAGAGCGGTCGCATCGACATCGTCGGCGGCGGCAAACGCCTGCGCGCCCTGCAGCTGCTGAAATCCGGGCGCGGATGGAAGAAATCTCAGATCGTGCGCGTCATCGACCCGGTCCCGGTCAAGATCACGGACAATCCCGCGATCGCCGTCCAGTGGTCCGGCACCGAAAACACCGCCCGCAGCGACCTGCATCCGGCCGACGAGGTCAGAGCCTACGCCCGCATGCGCGACCAGGGCAATTCGGTCCCGATGATCGCCCGCACCTTCGCCAAGTCGGAACTGCATGTCGATCGACGCCTGAAGCTCGCCGATCTGCCCGCTGACGCCCTGGACGCGCTCCGCGGCGACAGGATCACGATCGATGTCGCCCGCGCCCTGACGCTGGCCCCGACACCGGAAGCGGCCACGCAGGCCTTGGATATCGCCACTCAGCCCCGCACAACGGCGGCTGAGATCCGGCGTATGTTCACCAGCGACCATGTTCGCTCCGACGATCGCCGCGTCGTGTTCGTCGGACTGAACCACTACATCGATGCCGGCGGCACTGCCGACACGGATCTGTTCGAAGGCGCCAGCTACCTGCACGACGAAAAGCTGCTGGACCGGCTGTTCAAAGACGCGCTGCAAGTAAAGGCCGAACTGATCAAAGTTGCTGATGGCTGGAGCTGGGTCGAGTTCACCACCGAACGTTACCTTGACTACAGCAAGATGGCAAAATTCGATCGCATCCACCGCGAACCGGTCGAACTGACCGACGCCGATCAGGCGGAATTCGACGCGATCGAGGCGCGGATTGACGCGGTCGAGGCCAGCACGGCAGATCACGAACGTGCCGAAGAGCTGCGGCAACGAATGCTTGGTGACTACAGCGACGATGATATCGCGCACGGCGGGATCTTCATCTACGTCGACGGCCACGGCGAGCTGCAGAGATCCGCGGCCTATCGACGTGCTGGGTTAGTCTCGGACGATGCCACATCGAGCGGCGGTGACGGGGTTACAATAGACCGTAGCACTGCCACCCCTGCCCCTGACATGCCGCAGAACCTGCTGGATGATCTGGCACGGATCAAGCTTGCGGCGCTACAATCGGCTGCGATCGACAAGACGGAGCTGATGCTGGATCTGCTGGCCTTCAGCTTTTCGCCCGAAGTCTCCGTCTATGGCCGGCCTCTGAACGTCCGCCTCGATACGCCGTACATCACCCCCGACAAGATCGATGGCACGACGATCGACGCACGCCTGGTGCAGGATTCCGCCCGTGCGGCAGACCCGGCAACAGCGACCGCATTCGAGGCCTTCAGGGCCAAGGGCAAGAAACACCGCAATGCCGTGCTGAGCTGCACGCTGGCCCGGCATTTGCAGCTGGACACCCGCGGTCTGTCAGATGCATTGGCGAAGGAGGTTGGTGCCCAGATCAGACGCACCTGGACACCAACGGCCGCCGGCTTCCTGTCACGCTGCGCGCCGGCGTATCTCGATCGGCTCTGGGCAAACTTGTTGGACCTCGACCTCGGCGATGAGCAGCGTGAAACCTTCGGCAAGCTGAAGAAGGCCGACAAGGCGAAGGCGCTGGACGGCCTGTTCAATGACATGTCGGTCCGCGAGGCACATGGCCTGACACGTGAGCAGAACTCCCGCATCGATGCGTGGGTGCCGGCAGAGCTGCGGTTCGGCACATCGGAAGCCAGATGACCACCGGCGCTCAGATTCTGGACGAAGGCCGCACGCCTGAGGAGTGGTCAGAGGTCTTCGCCGCGCGCGGCATGACCGTGTCCGCCAGGACGCTGCGCGCCAAGGCCCGCACACTGGGCGCTTGCACGGTGATCGGTCACGGGGCCATGCTAATTACACCCGCACAGCTCGATCGAATCTTGGAGGATGCCGCATGCCGCTTGAACCGTACCTCCGAGGCGGCACCTGGTGGGCACGCGGCAAGATCGAGCTCGATGGCCAGCCGATCACCAGCTACCGGCGGATCAGCACTGGCGCATTTACAGAAGCAGGTGCGCGGGACTGGATCGCAGAAGAAACGACCAGGCAAAGACGTCGTCACATTGTTGGAGACGCGCCGGACGCGCTGACATTCGATGACGGGATTCTTCTCTATCCCGCCAAACCTGCCACAGCGAAATCACTTCTCCGCGTACTGCCGGAATTAACTGGTCGGACTCTTGCATCAATCACGCCGAAAGAGCTGCGCAGCATTGGTCCTCGGCTGATGCCGAACTGCGCGACGGACACGTGGTGGCGCGAGATCGTCACGCCTGTCCGCGCTGTCATCAACAATGCGCATGACGAAGGCTTGTGCCCTCCGATCCGCGTACGGGGTTACAGCCGCAAGGAACGGATGGAACAGGACAAGCTCCGCGGCAAGCAGAGCCGCGTCGAGAAAACTCCAGGCGACAGGGAGTGGCTGGCAAAGTTCATGGCGAGCGCCGACGTTTACAATGCCGCCCTCGCCGCTTTCATGTTCGAAACTGCCGCCCGCGTGGGCCAAGCCGTGCAGCTGAGGCCGCAGGATCTGGACCTGATGAATGGCCGGGTCTGGTTGGCAGAATCGAAGGGTCACCCTGCCCAGTGGGTCGCCATCAGCCGCGCCATGGTCGTCCGCCTAGCGAACCTGAAGCCGAAACGGCCCAGGGCGCGGACTGGCGCAGAGAAGCTACCGCCACGCGTCTTCGGATACGCTGTGCCGAGCAGCATGCACGCTCGGTGGCGGACGATCTGCAAGACAGCGGGGATCGTTTATCTCCCGCCTCATCAAGCTGGACGTCACGGATTTTATACAGAGATGCGGGTCCGGCAGGGGCTAGATCCGATCAGCGCCGCGAAAGCAGGACGATGGGCTGACTCCGCTCTGCCCGATCGTGTGTACGCGCACAGCAACGTGGACGAGCGGGATCTGCGCGAGAAGGTTAGTCGAGGCTGAGCTTCCATGACTGTCAGAAAATGCTTCGTTCTAAAATTGCTAGCCTAGCTAGCTGCAAAATTCGGATACCGGCCATTTGGACTTATGTGACCACAGTTGACTTTAACAGCATTTCTTGCGCCTTCTAGCGCGATGAATGATTATACCCCCCCTGATACACCCATCCAAGATTTCTCAATCTTCGCGGACGAGAGTGGTATAAGCAACGATCGCCATATGATCGTAGGCGCAACTGTAGTTCAGAGGTTGTATGTGAATGCCCTTTACCGGGCAGTGCATGACTTTCGTATAAGAACGAACATGTTCGCAGAACTTAAATGGAGCAAAGTTTCCAACCAGAAACTTGATGCATATAAGGAGCTGGTTGACATATATTTCGATTTCGCTCGCCGAGGCGCTCTTTGGTTCCGAGCGACAACATTCGACAACCACCTATGGGATCATACTCGGTTCAACGATGGTGATCCCGACATCGGCATTTCGAAACTCTACTATCAAATGCTACTCCATCAGGTTGTCGGGCACTACGGAGATCTCGCATCACTGTACATTTGTCTCGACCGTAGATTAAGCTCTACACCTTTGGAAAAGCTCCATCGCATTTTGAATGCTGGAGCCGGCAAGGAATATGGGCTAACTTTTGGTCCGGTCAGAGTCCTTGTTTCGAAAGACTCTAAAAAGGATGACATTCTGCAAATAAATGACGTTATTCTTGGTGCTGTATCAGCTTACAAAAATGGCCGTCACCTGCAGGAAGGCGCTAGGGAAGCCAAAATCGAGCTCGCAAAGTATGTATTATTACAATCCGGATTGGGCTCTTACGCTCAAGACACACCCCAAGGCAAGACTGCGTTTGCAATCTGGAACCGTAAGCCTAGGCGGTGAAATGAGCCCCATGAATCTACGACCTTAAGCGGTCTACGCACAGTGGCGTTCTCCTGACATCATCAGGATTTTCGACGCATGGTGACTCTACTTGCGACCCTATACAGGCAGGATTCTTGACACAAGTCACTTTCGTTGACCTTCGGAAAAGCGGCAGATTTACGGTCATCAATGCCTTGCGTGCCAGTCAAACGTGTACATTTTCAGTACAACCTACCTAGCGAAGCACACTTAGTGGACTGAGATGGGAGGACATTTTGCAATCCCCACAGTCCCCTCCTAAGGGACAGGTTACAGGTTCAAGTCCTGTCGGGGTCACCAATTCCATTCATGCCAATGTGTGTCAGACTCAGGAGAAGTGTGCGCAAAACGCAGCAAAAGCGTGCGCAACCTCTGTCAAGCAAGATTCATAGCGTTGCCCGAAGGCTCGTCGCCGAACAGGTTTATCTGCTGTTTTAACGAATTTGACCGTGCGACGGCATTTCTTCGTGGACAGCGGCCCAAACCTCATGCCTGTCGAACACACCAAGGACGGGTCCGCGCGGTGTCTCGAAGGGAATAACACCTCGCGAACGTAGAAGGCCCGACAGCTTCCATGATGAAATGCCTGTCTCAGCCGCCGTCGTGCGGACGGTCAAGAATCGCGTGTGGAAACTTGTCGCATCCGGCTCGAGGACCCGCTGGTGAATGACGCCCGTGCGCGCATCCGTGAGCTCGGTGACCGTCATGTAGCCCTGATCGATGAGCAACTGAATCGCGCCACCGGTCTTCACTCCGACGCTGACTCCGAACGCTGACGGTGCAAGGCCGACATGCTGGGGATTGCGGAACATCGCGACGATTTCGTCGGCTCGGACATGAATGGCACCGTAGCCCTCTCTGCCAGTAACTTTCCCGACCACCAGGCGGCCCTTGCCCACAGCGTCAAAGATTTTGGACAGAGGTGCCCTGAACTGCCGTGCGGCATCCTGAAGCTGAACCCATCCATCCTCCCCGGGCGCTATTGATAAGGCTGTTGGCTGCAATCGGGCGAGAATGGCGAGACCGTCGTCCATTGACCAGATGCGCCGAAGATTTTGGCCTGCGACCCGCGGTGCGATCAGCCCTTCGGCGACCAGCCCGTCAAACTGCGGTTCCGTGGCCCCCATGGCTTCGCGCACGTCCGCCTGGAACACGAGCTCGGATAGGTCAGTCGCAAACCGATCATAGGCGAGAACCGGGAATGTGATTTGAGCATCCGGGCGATCATCGCCGGGATCAATGATTTGCTTCGCCGCAAGTCTACGCCGCAAGGTCCCTGAATCTTCCCCCGTTTCCTGCGACAGTGATGCGATCGAATGCAACTTTCTTTTCAGCACCTCCGTGCCCATGACGATTTCTCCCGTAGCCATCGGCCACGTGTCCAACACCCGCTCTCGGATCAGGTCACGGAAATGATGGAAGCCGGGGTCATAGGTGAGCACTGCTCCGAGTTTGCGGTAAAGCGGGTAAAAAACTTTCTGTGGACCATCGGTCGGCGCGCGGTCATTGAGCCGTCTTTCAAGCAGCTGCTCCAGCGCTACCTGCCCGCCGATCATGCAGTCGAAACCGGCGGCGTATATGCGATGCAGATCGATACCATCCCCACCTCGGCCTGCGGCACCCGCTTCGTAGGCGATCAAACGTCCGACGAGGTCGCACATCGTCGCGATGACGTGCAGCGGATGCCGCCCGAGCCACGTATCATCTGTCATCATCTCCAAACGACGATCCAGCCACATATCGAAAGCAGAGGGTGCGACCACAGTCCCGGCGAACTCGCCACCGATGATCGAAGAGCTCAGTTCCGACAGATTCGCCTGAATGTCGTCGCGAACTGACGGATGCGTGGTAGACCAGATCGGCACCAGAAGCTTGCGATGCAAGAGGCAGACGTGACAGTGCCTCAGCAACCACTGACCGCGCATTGCCATAGCGGCAACGGGTTGCGAAGCACCCTCGACGTCTTGCCTCAGACAATCGGGACATCCACGCACCTCCGGATTCCTGATGGCACGTGTAACGATCTGCTCACCTCGATAAGCCATCCGAACGCCCTCGAGGGGACGTCCCGTCCAAGATACCATCTCATCAATCTGCGAGGGTTTCAGATCAGCGAGTTGAGCGATCGCCTGGACAACGTCGCTGTCCAGCTTAAAAAATCCATTCTTGCGCAGACCAAAATCAGTCACGAAGTCGTGCAGGCTCACGCCATTCACCGCCGCCAAGCGGCCCACGAAGGAGTAGAACGTCTCTCGCGGTTTAGGTTCAGTGCGAAGGACCAGTGCAGACAACAAGGTTTATCCTCCAACGACACATCGCTTGACGGCGACCGTGGCTGTTCTGTCCGCGCGATGGGAACTGCGGTCGACTTTATGAAAGGCAAATGGCTGCATCCGCCGGGTGAACCAGCCACGCATATTGCTGTCAATATCCGACGGCACGGCCATATAGTCATGGAGGTGAGCGCAGACATGGCCGCCGGTCTTCCATGATGCGACCTGAAAATCTTGCAGCTTGAGTTATACTGTTGTGTCAGGGATGATCGGGGCATAGCGCACCGCATTTTGCCCGTTTTCCTATGCGTGGAGCAGGCTCTGATGGAATACCTCGATCTGCTCTACCTCCTACCAGCGGCAACGATCGCATACGTCGGAACCCGCATGGCGGCTAGTCATCGCCGGTTCAAGCGAGAGCTTGATGTCGAAACCTCTACCGCCTTTCATGACATGGCGGCCGCATGGCGCATGTCCAGAACGCAAGCCGCAGCCGAGCCCGGTCGAATGACTGAACGACAGGTCCCCGAAGGCGCGCAATCGGCATCAGATCTCGAGGTCGACCTCAGGCGGGTGCAAGCGTCTCTACCACGGGATGCGGTAAACGATACTGCTGCACAGCGGGAAGTCAGGCTGGCGACGGCTGCGCTGTTGTCCGCGCTGAAAGCTCATCCCGACATTTTCAGGTAGGACTGCAGCTAAGCACGTTTAGCATGCCTCAACGGCTGGCCTGCAACCTCATCGCAAGAAGCACGGCGTCCGCCAGGCGTGCTGCATCAGGACCCGCTCTGTGCGGCCGTGGGGCCGTCCGGAGATGGGCATTGACGTGCTTGATGATGTCAGAGTTACCATTGCATGCGGCGGCGATGACCGTCTCGATCATCATGAACCGCGGGGGTATGAGATCGATCGTCTCAAGCAATTGCTCTGCCCAGAACCGATCATGTCCGGAATCGCTGACAATGTGCTTGCCTTCGATCCTGTCCAGCAGTTCATCTGCAACCCTTGATGCATTCGGCGCTGCTTCAAGAACTGTGCGATCAATCTGGTGAATTTGCGCTGCTTGGGGCGACCAGACATCTGGATCCCACGTAGGCTCCGGCCGGATGAGTGACGACCAAGTCCTAACGCCGCCATTCTCGATCCAGGCCAGCCCGACCTCGATCGGCCACGTGCCCGGGCCGAGGCCAGAGGCCTCGAAGTCGATGAAAACGAGATAGTCCGATTTCAGTGTCATACCTGTCCATACACCAGATGTGCTGTCGCCGATAGAAACGAGCGAAAACGGGGACGACTCCAAAAGATTACCGCTTTGCGTTGAGGGCCACAGGCCGTAGGATCTGTGCGGACCTTCGTGCAGATCGCAGCGAAGGTCGGCTTCGAGCCCATGTTGCAAGATTTAGACTTCGCAGCGAATGTCGGTTGTCAAAACCCGATTAAACGTCTTCAAAGTGCCTTAAGATCTGATGCAGATTTTCTACTTACTTTCAGATCAGCTTGTCTAATACTACTCTACACTGGTGCTTTTCAGTGAAGAACTTGAATGTTCTTTTGCATCAAAGGTGGCAAGAAACGTCTTCAAGGCGTGACCGTTTGGAACTGTAATGCTCATCAAAATTGGCGATGCCCGCACGTTAAATATTGATCTGATGTTGGCAGGCCTACTTTCTTCTATTGCCGGTGCGCTGAATGCTGTCGGATTTATTCTTGCCGGAACGTTCACAGCAAACATGACAGGAAACATTTCGGCATTTGCTGATCACCTCGCGACTGGCGCAATGACAATGGCGTTTTCCTTCTTGGGGCTGGTCGCAGCGTTTATTTCGGGTGCGGGCATGGCCGCCCTCGCAATTCAAGCTGGTGAACGGCGGCAAATTCGCTCCATCTACGCCCTGGCGATTGCCGCCGAGGCAGTCATTCTTTTACTTACCGGTGCCGCACTCGCCATGGTGCCGGGCACAAAACACGAGACTTTCCTGGTCATCACGCTCAGCTTTGTCATGGGTCTGCAAAACGCTTGA